TTACGGGGAAGTCGGGGCATCGGCCTTCGTGCCTGGCGTGCCCGTGCCCACATTTTGCCCACACTCCACGGCGCGCGCAGCGTCGATGTTCGCCGCCACCGTGTCGAGGTCGGCGTCGAACAAGTCGGCGTACACATCAAGCGTCATCGCGGCCGACGAGTGCCCGAGCATCCGTTGCACGGCCTTCACGTTCGCGCCGGCCGACACTGCGATCGATGCCGCGGAGTGCCGCAGATCGTGCAGCGTGACTGTCGGCATCGTCCGGTGCGTCGCTTGTGCACGTTTCACAGCGGCGACGAACCACCCCCGCTTGCTGTCGGGCCTCATGGGGTAGCCCGTCTTGCCCTCGCCGAACAGGAGATCCTCTGGGCCGTCGATCCGCGCTTCGAGCTCGTCGATGAGGAACCGGGGGATCGGTACCGAACGTTGCTCGTGTCCCTTGGGTGTGCCTACGTCGATGCGTTGTCCGGTCTGTACGGCGTTCTCGACGACGGCGATCCGCTGCCGTTGCACGTCGACGTGTCGACCGCGTAGCGCGATCGCCTCCGACCAGCGCAGCCCGACGTAGGCGAGCACGCGCACGAGGTCGGCGTGCTCACCCGAGTGCTCGGCGACCGTCTCGACCTCGCGGATGCTCAGGTATGGCCGATGCGATTGGCGGCGCCGGGGGAGCGTCACGCCCCGTGCGCGGTTCGCCGGCACGAGGCGATCGTGCACGGCGATGTCGAGGATGCTCGCGAGCACGACGTGCACTCGGCGCACGAGCGACGGCGACTTCGTCTTCGCCAGCTCGGAAACCCAGAGCTGCACGGCCGTGTGCGTCACCTTGGAGACGTGCGTCGACCCCCAGCGCGGTTGTACATGCACGCGCCATGCCGTCTCGGTCGACGCTCGGCTGGACGGCTTCAGTGTCCCTTTGCTTGCGAGCCACCGTGGAGCCAGCTCCGAGACCGTCACCCGCCCGGCTGATGGCGCGACATACTCGCCCTTGAGTTTTGCTACCTCGACCGACGCCGCGAACGCGCCGGCATCACGCTTCGTCTTAAAGCCCCGCTTATCCGTCTGTCGATGGTCCGGGGTCCTGTACCTGACCCTGTACCGAGTGCCGCTCTTCGTCTCGTAGGCCTCAATCGTCGCCATTGATCTCAACTTCGTTAATTGGAATTTCGTCCGCCACCCCGAGCGCCTGGAGCCTCTCTCGTATCCGCGACAGCGCAGTTGGCAGGTGGACGCCGTCTTCCGAAAGCCGAGAGATGGCGAACTTCAGGCCTTGGGTCGCCTGACGCAGCCGTTCCACCAGATGTGACTCGTAGTCTTCGGGGCTCTGACCCATCTCCTTCTCGAAAACGGCTGCGTCGACTTGCCGCCCGTCTCGTCGATGACGGTGGAGGTGATCACCCGCCATCTTCCACTCCATGTAGATCCTCATGTAGAGGTCGATGTCGCGTAGAGCGCCGTATGCGGCTTTGGGCGCTGGGTCCTTGATCGGTTGGGGCGAAGGCTCCAACGAGCCTGAGACCCATAGGCGTAGCCGATTTTGATCGAACTCCTCCTCGACGCGACTCTCCAACGATGCGGTCGAGAAGTTGTAGTTGGAGACCGTACGCGTCATGGGGTGTGGGCCCGCGTCTGCGCCCGGATCAAACAAGTCAGCCAGGAGCGCAACCGGCGGGACGCCTAACACTCGTGCCACAGCCAGCAGCTGCAGAACGGACAGGTCCTTCTTGCGACCGTTCTCCAAGTCAGCGATCTGCGATCTGCTGAGCCCGTTCTTCGCCGCATCAGCCAACGCCTGAGCGCTGATTCCAGCCAGCTTCCGGTAGCGCGCGATGTTCGCGCCGAGTCTGAGGGTCGGAGTTTCACTCACACTCCCACAATACGGTGCATTTTGTGTATGGTGGTCACCACCACAGAACAGCCGGTTCTGTGGGACCCGGACCCACAGGAGGATCGCCATGACAAGCACAAGTCTCGCGTCGCTCGACGGTGTGGACCACGGCGCGTTGCCCGTGTACCTCACACCTGAACAGGTTTGCGACCGTTTTCCCGGGCTAACTAAGGGGAACTTGGCCCAGCGCCGATACAAGGGCCTTGCGCCGAAGTGGCTCTCGCCGACGCCTCGGACGATCCTCTACAGAGAATCGGATGTGGTTGCGTGGATCGAGGCAAGCGAACGGACGATCACCGGCGACGCGGGGTAGCCATGACGGCGATCGCCGAGACCACAGCCACCCCTGACCTTGAGGTCGGGGCACCTAGCCTCCGAGAGGAGATTCGAGCGTTCCTCGAATCCGCAGGAATCACGCGCTCGAAGTCATGGGTGCACCGCATGTCGAGGAAGTACGCCCGCACCGCCATCCCGGGCACTCCTGTTCGCCTGTTCGTCGCAACCCGCATCGTGCTGAGCCTCGAAGAGCACCGCCATGTCGCCGGACGTGCAGACCTGCAGCACCTGTTCGGTCACGCGGATCCGACCGCAACGACCGCTCTGGCCAACGTCGCTCGTGAGAGCCGTCGGGGCGCTGCGGCGTGACCCCGGCATCGAGTTTCGCCCTGCTGGCGATGCTGTTGCTCGGTGCAGCGCTAGTCGCCTACCTGCTCGAAAGCCATCTCGAAAACGAATCGACCCCCGCTGATCCCTGCTGCGCCAACAGCAAGGGCGAGGGTCGCGATCCGAACCCAACCCATACGAAGAGGACGGAGATTTCTAGTGTCCCAGACGAACGCGATGATGACCACCGCCCCGCTCGTGCCGATTGTCAGCGACGGGCGGGGTGAGCAAGCCGTCTCTGGCCGCGCGCTCCACTCGTTCCTCGACATCGGCACCGAGTACGCCCGCTGGATGCAGCGCATGCTCGACTACGGCTTCACCGAGGGCCGCGACTACGAGGTAATCGTCAAAAGTGACGAAAACCCCCTCGGGGGTCGCCCGAGCACGGATCACGTCGTGACGCTGGACATGGCGAAGGAGTTGTGCATGATCCAGCGGACGCCGTTGGGGAAGCAGGCCCGCGAGTACTTCATCGAGGTGGAGAAGCGTCACAGGGCGCAGCAGCCGGACCTCTCGACGCCGCAGGGAGTGCTCGCGATGGCGAAGCAGCTCACGGCGACGGCGGAGGAACTGGTCGCTGCGCACGAGCAGCTCGAACAGCAACATCCGCTCGTGCAGCAGGCGCTCACGTACCAGGCCGGGCACAACAAGACCACCCGTCAGGACTTCGCCCGCGAGGTGATCGCCTGGGCGCAGTCCGCCGGTTACCGGGTGCTGCAGCGCGAGGTGTTCTTGTTCTTGTCGAAGAAGCTTGGCTTGTTCGTGAGGGGCGAGCGATCGGACGCGGGCACCGCCACCGTGGACGCGATTAGGCGAGGCCTCGCTGTGACGGAGAAGGGCACGGCCGGCTCGGGGCACAACTTCGCCACAGGCAAGCTCACGCCGGTCGGAAAGACGTACGCGTTCGAGCGCGTCGTCCGGTACATCGAGCAGAACGGGACGCTCGCGCTGCCGCAGGCGATCAGCCGATGAGCACGATGTCTGCACTGGATGGTCCGAAGCAGGCGCGGCTTCTGCTGAAGGAGAAGCTCGACGTCGCTCACAACATGCTGGTTTCCGGTGATGATCTCGAGGACGCGCACGATCTGCTCGACGCGGCGTTCTGGGAGATCGACGAGGCCGTTGCTCTGCATGACGATGACCTGACTCACTTCGAGGATGGCTCTCCGGTGAAGGTGACCGTGGAGATTCCTAGCGAGTTCGTGTCGGACTTCTACCCGCGGATACACGGTGACTTCGCCGCGTGGAAAGCGGAGTGGGAGGCGCACCGCCGACCGCGCCTCTATCCGGTTGAAACCTCATGAGGCGTCGGCGGAGAGCCCGTTCGCGGGCGGGCTCGTCGATCACGCTCGAAGGGTCCGGTGTGTATGTCGATGTCCATCTCGAAATAGGATCGCTTGGAGAACTGTCGCGGTCGCAGCGCGTTGCCCTGTGGGATCTCGCGATCGCCGAAACGAAGTTTATCTTTGCGAAGTACCGGAAGCCGGGCTACATCTTCCCGACGTGGGTCGGCGGGGTCGGGGCGCATTTCACCGCGCTTCGTGCCCGCGAGCAGCTCGTTCTCGACGCGATCGACTCGATAGAAACCGGGGCCAGATTCGCCTACGGCCCCATCAAGACGGGCATGTCGCCGTGCCCAGTAACGGCGATGCCCCGCGTCGAGTAGCAGCTCGGCGCGGGGCACATTATTCAGCACATCTTTGGAAGGACTGAACAAGTGAATGCTATCAACAACCACATTAACAGCACCGAGGTGTTGGAGGCACTTGAACGGGTGCGCGCCACCGCCGGGACCGGCGCCGACAATGTTGGCGACACCGAACTTCTCGAACTTGCGCAAGCGGTCCGAGTGGCCCACTTCGTACATGGTGTCGCCGAGGACGTCCTCGTACGTGAGTGTGGCCTGGATCCGACCATCGTCGCTAACGCAGTCAGCGGCTTGACCGTCCTCGACGCCGCGATACGGGCGTCGCACGAGCAGGGTATCGATGTGGAGAACCCGGTCACGGAGCATTCGAACTACCCGCCGAACGCGGTAGGCCTGGCGACGTTCCGGATCGACTTCGCGACACCCGAGCAGGTGAAGCCGGAGTTCTTCGCGAGCACCAAGACGTTCGAGCTCCGCCGCTACCGCATCGCGGTGTCGCCCGTGGAACGCCGCATCGTCGTGACGGCCTACGTTCTCGCGAACGACTGGGGCGTGTCGCTCGAGGCCAACCGCAAGGACGCGATGAAACACGTCGCCGAACTCATCGCGGGGACAGCAAACTTCGATGGCTGGTGCTTCGAGGACGAGGCCTGGTCGACGACAGTGAGCGAATGGGGACCCGCGTTCGTGTGCGAACGTGCAGCCTGCGTGCGCCTGGGCGAGTGGGCGCCCCAGGAATCGTTCATGCTGCAGGAGCACGTCTGCCAGGCAGAACCCACGCCCCACATGATCGATTCCAGCGTGGACGTCGACTACAACGAGTCGACAGGCACATGGGACGTGAGCGTCGCTGCGTGGAACTCCCTGTCCGTCGACCAGGCCCGCGCGGGCCATGCCGCGATCGGTCAGGCGATGGAACTTGCGGCACGACTCAATGGGGCCGACCCGTCCAAAGGGCTCGCCCGGAGCATCCGAGACTCGGTACCGGCGGCCGTGCCATTGAGGTTCGCCTGGATCGACATGGCTGACGACACAAAAGTGCGGACCTTCGACGTTGGCGACTTCTCGGGCGCGCCGATCGTCGCGGTCGACGGGAGTCGTGTCGTTGTCACGAACTACGCCGAGGACCCTGACTATGTCGGTGATCCGCTCCTCACCGCTATCGCCAACCGGCTAGTCGCCGCGCTGAGCGAATTCCTGAACGAGCACGGGCCCGATGCACTCGCCGACGCACTCGATGCGCACTTCACGCCAGGGGAGGTTGCGTGATGACGACGAGAGTGATATCGGAGACGTTTCCCGCGGTGAGTGATATTGCGAAAGACATCTCCAATTACCGACCAGAAATGCGTGGTCTGGATCTCGATCGTGGACAAGAAGGTCCTTATCTCGATGAGGAACGCCGTCTCTGGATCTTCCCGACCGTGGCTTTGTGGATAGTGCCGGCGCGGAAGACGATTGTCGGCCGAACCCGAGGTTGGGGTGGCGACATGAACGTCGCGCGCGCGATCGGGCGCGTTCAAGCCGGGAACTTCACCGCGCCGCGGGGGCTTGCTGACTGGGACCGAACCAGCCTCGATGGCGACGAAGCTCTCCACATTCGTCTGATGAGGTCTCGATCGGCTGTCAGGTGCAACCGTCCGGGCTGCGTCCACACGGGCGAGTGGTTCCCCGAGGGCGACCACCTCTGCGAAGTGTCTCGTACGGCCGCAATGGTGCAGTTCGGCCTGTACATCAGCTTCGAGGAGCACCTCGGAGAGTGGCGGCTCAACGGGTTCGAGTACTCGGACTATTCCGGCGGCGACGCGCGCGAGTTCGCCCGAGCGCTTGAGGCTGCCGCAGAGGTTGCTGAACGACTCAACAAGTGGCAGGTCGCGTGAACCGCAGCATCAAGCGCCAGACGTTGCCGTCCCGCTGTGCCCGTTGCAATCGGTGGGCACGGCGGGACCGCTCAGACGCGTGGAACGTGACGCTCGCCACCCTCGCCGTTCCAATCCGTACGTCTGAGCGTTTGGGTCCTCCGCCCTTCGGGGTCGATCAGGCCATCAAGTACAGCCTCGACAGGAAGGAATCCCGTCATGGCAACTGTTGAGAGCGGGTTCTCGATCGTTCCCAACTGGGTTATCCGGGACAGCGAGCTCACCACCTATGAGCTGCTCGTGTACATGGCGCTCTTGAATCGAGCGAATAGTCGGGGTGAGGCGTGGCCGAGTTTGTCGTTGTTGCAGCGGGAGGCGCGGGCGTCGCGGAATTCGGTGATTCGGGCGATCAAGACCCTCACGGATCGCGGGTTGCTTGAGGTGGTTCGGAGGGTCGGTGTGGATGGTTCTCCGCAGTCGAATCTCTACCGGGTCCACTCGACTCGGGGGGTAGTGCCTCAGGGGGACGGGGTAGTGCCTGACAGGGACGGGGTAGTGCCTCAGAGGGACGGGGGTAGTGCCTCACAGGGGGGAGGTAGTGCCTCAGGGGGACCCGAAGTACTACACACAGAAGTACTACCCAGTGAAGTAGACCCACTGAAGGATCTCTCGCGCGGTGCGCTCGACGTGCCTGGCCCGACGCCGGAGCAGGTGTTCGACGAGGTGTGGCCGCGGTGGCCGCGGAAGGACAAGCGGAAGCCGGCGCTCGAGAAGTTCAAGCGGCTCGCGAAGACGGAAGACATCGAGATGATCGGCGCCGCGATCGCCCGATTCGGTGACGCCTACCGGGAGACCACCGATGCCCAGTTCGTGCCGCACCTCGTGACCTGGCTCAACCAGGGTCGCTGGGACGACGAGCTGCCACAGGCACGAGGGGGTAACGAGAAGCGCATGACGCACCTCGATGTGATCGCGCGCATGGAACGAGAGGAGGTTGATCGTGAGACCCAGCGACGCGGGGAAGCTCCTGCAATTGCTGAACTGGGGTGACGTTCGATCGATGAGCGCTCACGACTTCGAGGGCGCCTCACTGATCTGGGCCGAAGTGCTCGCGGGCATCTCGTTCGACGACGCCCGCAGAGCCGGCCAGATGCTCCTTCGAGAGCGCACGAACGAAGATCGCCGCCCCATCGTGCCCGGCGACATCCTTGACGCGCTCCGCCGGCTGGACGAGCCCACGACTCGCGTGGAGCGGGAACGACGCCGCGCGATCGAGAACGCCGAGGCCGAACGGGCCTGGGAGGAAGAGAAGGCAGCTCGGGCGCAGCACGGGGGAGAGTCCACCCTCGCCCGGCTCATGAGGGAGGAGATCGAGAAGGCGCGGGCTGCTCGCGCCGCCGAGCTCAACAGCAGCACGAAGTGAATCTGATCGATGCGGATGATGGAGGAGAAATCCATGGGCATCACAATCAGGGTGTGTCCCCAGTGCGGTGAACGGCACGCGGTGCAACGGAACGGGAGCATGTCGATCCACACCACGAAATGGGGGGAGCGGTGCGCCCCGCCGGAACGAACTGAGAGAAGCTACGGCACCGGCTACGACCCGTCGTTCCGAATCGTGACGCAGATGGTCGGGGGTGGACATCCTGGGCTCGGGCGACGTCGGTAACTCGGGCACGGGTGACGTCCTGTCGCCGCTGCTCGCAATCCTGACCGGCCCACACCGGGAGGAGACCGAGGTGCTCGACCCGGTCACGAACCGGCGCGAGACCGTCAAAGGAATCCGCGCAGGCCTCCTGGACGAGCTGCAGAGTGAGATCGCGATCGGCATGCAACAAGGCACGGGATCTGCGTTCGGTTCGAGAATCCTCGTCGCAGCAGGCCCGATGGACTTGTCGGAGCGAATATCCGGGGACCTGACCCGCGACTTGATCCGCCTCTCCACGCGCATCCGCTTTGGCCCACTGTCGGACACCTGCCGGCAGTGGGCCGAAGCGTTCCGTGCCTCGCACCCGACAGCGGGGGAGGTGGCGGAATGGACTGCGACCCTCGAGTCGTGGATCGAAGACATCAACATGATGCTGCAGCCACCGACGGAGCGAGAGGTCACCGATCCGTGCCCAATCTGCGCAGGCGAGAAGGTCGTGACCGAAGACTCGGTTGCGCCGGCGGTGGTGCTCAGGTACCTGCAGTCGCGACCCATCGAGTCGGCCGAGCTCGTGTGCCACTGGTGCGGTCCGATCGCCAAGGGCGTGAACGCGATCGCCGCGACACTCCGCATCTCGAGTAACGCATCGTGACCTGGCAAAGTGATAGGCTGTAGGCACTTGGCATTCGTGCGCCCAGAATCGGAACGCCGAAGCTAGCGAAAGGCCCCGTCGACCTGACGGGGCCTTTCGTGTTTCCAGGTGTAGCCCAATCATCTGCGGTTGCGAGCGAGATTGATGGCCGGGCTCGCGCTTGGCGCGCGATACTGGTGTCATGCTCGATGGCACCTGCGCGTACTGCGCCAACCGCGTTCACTTCACTGCCCACTTTGGGCGCGTGGTCGAAGCTCCAGATCAACCCGATAATGATATGGGGCAGCAATTGCTTCGTGTTGAGCTCGCGACGACGTGTGACAACTGCGGGCGCATGAACTGCGTGCTAGGGGACGCGAGAATCCAGCGCGGGCATTACAGCGCGGGTTCGGACATCGACGGCAGGGCCGCAAAGTCGATCGGAGGCAGTATGACGAATCTGTCGTTTGCCCCACCCCTCCTTCAGCCTGCCGTGACCGAATTCCTTCCGGGCGGTGTTGCGGGATATCTGACCGAGGCGCATCACGCGTCGAGTATCGGCGCCTATCGTGCTGTGCTACTGCTTGTGCGCAGCACGATCGAGGCAACGGCTAAGTCGAAGGGCGTCCGCAGTGGGTCGCTGTTCGACAAGATCGACGCGATGGCGGATCAGGGAATGATCCGTTCCGGCACCAAAGAGATGGCGCACCTGCTGCGCGTGCTGGGTAACGACATGGCGCACGGTGACATCGACGAGGTGCCCTCGCAGGAAGACGCCGAGGATGCCTTGACTGTCCTGAGGTTCGTTCTAGATGACGTATTCGTCGCTGACGCACGGCGCGCGGACATGTACGCTCGGCGCCGTCCAGCGTCGGTCAACCCTGCCGACGCTTGAACCAATCGACACGCGGCACTTATCGGAAGCCATGCTCGAGGCGGTGAACATGAAGCCGGTTCCTCTACCTCGTTGATCGCGCCGGATACGTGCGCCCAAATCTCAAGCGAACGCCCCGCAGGCCAAGAGCCGCGGGGCGTTCGTCATGCCTGGACCGGCCTCGCGTTCCCAGACGGCAGACCCCTGACTCTCGCGCTGCGACTGATCGGGGACGCGAGGCCCACGCTCACCGAAGACTAGGAGCCCCGACATGACCGACACCGGCACTACCCGCATCCGCATCGGCGCGAGCCTCGAGATCAACGGCGCCCCGATCGGCGCCCAGCTCGGCACGGTCATGTCGGTTCGGTCAGCGGGCGAATCGAAGATCGTGCAGGTCGAGCTCATCGCAGACGACGTCGAGATCGCCATCGACGAGGTTCCCGACACGACTTTCCTCAACCTGCAGGGCGGCGCGTCACTCACGGTGATCGATGTCTGACCCGTACGACGCGTGGCGGTGCAGCCTATGCGGCACCACATTCGTCGTGCCGTCCCTCGCGCGCCACTGCGAGCAGAAGCACGGGGAGCCGTGACCCCATGGGATGGGAGACCAGCAACCGCCGCGCCTCCCTCCCTCGTGAGTGGCACAAGCTCCGAGCCCAAGCCAAGAAGCGCGCGGGCGGGCAGTGCGAGCGCATCACCGCAGGCACCCGGTGTCGCCGGCAGGGGACGGACCTCCACCACGCAGGGGGAAGGGGTAGTCACAACCTGGGGGATCTCGAGTGGCTGTGCCGTACCCACCATGACGCCGAGACGCAGAAGCAAGCGAAGGCTGCGCAGCACGCCAAGTGGGTAGATGCCAAGAGGCGCACCCCTGAGCGGCACCCCGGCGCACCAGCCGACGCGCTTCCGTGGTTGCGATGACGAGACACGACCCGCTCAACACGACACACCGACGCGACACGACCCGCCGACGGCCGGACCAGGGCGAGCCCGAGCCGAGGTCGAGCGAGTGATCGACGAGCGAGGGGGAGCCCCCCTCGCGCCGTCTGAAAAGCCGTCGGGCTTAGCAGACATCCGAACGCATGCATTTTCGCTCTGTTTTTCGACTGGGCCCCTGGTCGATCCGGGGGCGTGGTACCCGATCGTGACGACAGGTCGTCACGGCAGGAAGGGGGGCGCGTCATGGCGCAGAAACGCAAGGCCCCGCCCGGGCTGTCGGCGGCGGCGCAGAAGGTGTGGCGCGAGACGCTGCAGGTCTACGACCTCGACGAGCACGAGTATCCGACGCTCGAGGCCGCGTGCCGCGAATTGACCCTCGTCGCCCGAATCGAGGATGTGCTCAAGGATTCCAAGCTGATCGTGCGCGGGTCGATGGGCCAGGAGGTCGCGAATCCGCTGCTCGCGGAGGTTCGCCAGCACCGCGCCGCGTACATCGCTTTCATGAAGGCGCTGAGGCTGCCCGAGGGCGAGCAGGCGGAGGAATCGCCGAGGACTGAGGCAGCGCGCAAGGCTGCCCAGGCCCGGTGGAATCGTGGCGCGTAGGCGCCGTGCTGCTGCGCATGACGATAGCCGGGAGATCCGCCGCTACTACCAGGAGCTTCTTTCGGAGCCGTGGGTGTCGCCGGCCACGGAGTTCCCGGCGACGGCGATCGGCCCGACGTGGCAGACCGACCACGCCGGCCGGTTCATCCTCCCCGAGCACTCCATCGGATGGGACGGTCTCGTCTGGGCCGGGCAACGGCTGCAGCTCAAGGCCGGCGAGCCGTGGCGGTTCACGGCCGAGCAGGCACGTTGGTGGCTGTGGTGGTACGCGGTCGACGAGCGCGGCGAGTTCGTCTACGGACGGCAGGCGTGGCTTCAGCGACTCAAGGGGTGGGGCAAGGACCCGCTCGCGGCGGTCGTGCTCGCGAACGAGCTCGTCGGCGTTTCTCGCTTCGGTGGTTTCCGCCGGGGCGCGCCGTACGCGGTCGAAGAGCCGGACGCGTGGGTGCAGGTCCTCGCGGTCACGCAGCGTCAGACGAAGAACACCATGCGTGTGTTCCCTCGCCTGTTCACGGAGGAAGCGAAGCGCGAGTACGGGCTGCAGGTCAACAAGGAGCAGATCTACGCGCTCGGTGACACGCGGTTCCTCGAGGCGCTGACATCGAATCCGGAGCCCATCGAGGGCGCCCGGACGACGGCCGTGCTCGGCAACGAGATGCAGTACTGGCGTGCCCAGAACGGCGGGCACGCCATGTTCGACGCGGTCGAGGGCAACCTGATGAAGAACCCGAACGGGGCCCGCTTCCTCGGCATCGCAAACGCGTTTCAGCCTGGCCGCGACTCGATCCTCGAACGCACCCGGCTCGCCATGGACGCGTCACTCGCGCGGCCGGACGAGGTCAGCTTCGACGGGATCATGTACGACTCGCTTGAGGCGCACCCGAAGGTGCGGCTTACCGGCGATGCGGCGGCAGACACGATCGAGCGCGTTGTCGAGTCGGTGCGTGGTGATGCGGTGTGGCTAAAGCCGGCCCGCATCCGCGCGTCGGTGATGGACCCGAAGAACCCGGTGTCGGAGTCTCGCCGGAAGTGGTTCAACCAGATCGTCGCGGCCGAAGACGCATGGATGGACCCGTTCACGTGGGACTCGAACGGCGACGCGTCGCTGCGCCTCGAGCCTCGCGACGAGGTCGTCCTGTTCTTCGACGGGTCGAAGTCCGACGACGCGACGGTCCTCGTGGCCTGTCGCGTCGCCGACGGGGCACTGTTCCCGCTGGGACTGTGGGTCGCGCCGCCGAAGGCTCGCCGAGGCGAGTGGACCGCGCCCCGCGGGGTCGTGTCGCAGCGCGTGCGGCAGGCGTTCAAGGACTACCGGGTCGTCGGGTTCTTCGCGGACCCGTCGCACACCCGCGAGGACGGCACCGCCGACTTGTACTGGAAGGCGACGGTCGACAAGTGGCACCAGGACTTCCACTCGAAGCTCCTCATCTGGGCTCGGCCGGGCCGTGACGGGCACTCCATCGAGTTCGATATGTCGAACCGGCACGTGGAGGGCGCCCGATTCGTCGAGGCCGCCGAGCTGTTCGTCGAGGAAGCGGACCAGGGCAACGTGCCGCATCCGGCGCACGCCGAGCTGTCCCGGCACGTGAAGAACGCGCGCCGATTCCCCACACAGCACGGCGTCTCGCTCATGAAGGACGGGCGCGAGTCGCCCCGGAAGATCGACCTCGCGGTCGCAGCAGTCGGTGCGCGCATGGTGCGCCGCCAAGTCATGAACCTCGCTACGAAGCGGGGTCAAGGAAGGGGCGGCGTGTGGTGATGAAGCAGGCTTCGGTCATCGAGCTCGCGCACGACGTGCTCATCCCGCAGCTGAACCGGGAGCGCGATGCGCAGATCGTGTTCGACGCGTGGGCGAAGGGCGACCACGTGAAGGCGTACAAGCCTCGCGAAGCGTCCACCGAGTATGAAGGGCTCCGCGAGAAGGCAATCACGCCCCTCATCGGGCTCGTGATCCGCATCCTGGCGCAGTCGATCGAGATGCGGGACTACATCCCCGGCATCGAGTCGACGAAAGACGACCTGATGGATGTATGGCGTCGGAACGCGATGGGCATGCGGCAGAAGCGTCTCTACCGGGCCGTGTTCCGGGGCGGCGTCGCGTATTCCACGCTACTGCCGGGCGACCCGGTGCCGGTGTCGAAAATCTACTCGGCGAAAAACGCTCTCGCGGTCTATCAGGACCCGGAAGCCGATCACTGGCCCGAGTTCGGCATCATCCGCGAGACCGCGTCAAACAAGAAGTCGCACTTCCTCGTGATCGATGGCGACGCGGTGTACCGCATTGAGGGCGGCCACGACGGGGAAGACCTCAAGTACATCGAGGAGCAGGCCCACGACGTCGGGCTGCCTCCTATCGTGCGGTTCACGGGCGAGATGGACGACGAGGGGTCGGCGGAGGGTGAGGTTGAGCGCCTCATCCCCATCCAGGGATCCATCGATCAGGCGAAGTTCGACCTCCTCATGACGCAGACCTTCGCGTCGTGGAAGATCCGCGTGCTCACGGGCATGCAAAAGCCGGGAACTCAGGAAGAGGCGCAGCAGCAGAAGCTGGTGCTCGAGCGGGACCGACTGCTCATCCTCGAGGGCGAGCAGTCGAAAGCGTTCACGCTCGATGGCACGGATCTCGAGGGGTACATCAAGGCCGGGACGGCGTCGAAGCAGGACCTAGCGTCGGTGGCTCAGATCGCGCAGAAGGCGATCGTCGGCTCGCAGTCGAACACGTCGGACGGCGCCGAGGCGCAGGCTGCCGAGGAGTGGTCGACGCAGCGGAAGATCAAGGATTACGAGGAGTCGTTCGCGGCCTCGTGGGGCCAGTGGTTCCGTCTCGCCGGCCTCGAGCAGGGGATCGCCAACGCGTGGGACGACTACGCGGGCGTGTGTGACTGGCGCGACTCGACGATCCGGTCCATGTCGCAGATGGCCGATGCGCTCGGCAAGATCGCGTCGCAGCTCGGCGTGCCGAAGCAGGAGCTGTGGGACCTCATCCCCGATATTTCGCCGGATCAGGTGCGTCGGTGGAAGGAAGTGCTCGCCAACGACCCGTACCGGCAGATGCTGGAAGGGCTTGGCGATGACGATCCTTTCGCTGACGGATAGCTTCAGGCGCGAGCAAGCGCGTGTCGCGGCACGGACAACGGCGCGCCTTGCCGGCGTGTTCCCGGCACTGAATCTGTCGGCGATCGACGCGTCGGCGCCGGCTTGGCTGCAGGCTGCGGTGCCGATCGTTCAGCGCGGCCACCGGGAGTCCGTTGACGTTGCTGCCGAGTACTACGCCCGGTTCCGCAACGAGGGCGCCGGGTCAGGGCTCATCACGATCGTGCCGGACCGCTTGCAGGTGCCGGCGGTGGCGACGTCGCTCGAGGTGCTCGGGCCAATGCGTGCGAAGCACCTGCTGTCGCAGGGCGAGCGATTCGAGGATGTCGCGCGAGCGGTGTTCTCGGCGTCGTCAGGCGCGGCGACACGTCACGCACTGTCGGGGGCGCGCCGCACGTTCGAGCGGACAGCTCGCGCGTCTGGCGAGTCGCAATTGCTCCGTCGAGTGGCACAGCCCGGCGCATGCCCAATCTGCCGATTCCACGCAATGCGGAACACGAGCAGGCGCATCTCGGAGGGCGTGCCGATCCCGGCCGCACCGCAGTTTCACGACCACTGCAAATGCAGCTACGCGCTCGTACCCGACGACGGCGCGCTCGGCGAGGACTACGAAACGTTCCTGGCCGAGTCCCGCGAGATGTATCAGGTGGCGCTCGGCAATCTCACCGAGCAGGACCGCCCCCACACGGCCAAGAACGTGACGCGGGAGATGCACCGGTTGAACTACCTGGCCAAGACGGGCAGGCCGTTCGACGTATAGACCTCGGCGCCCAGAGGGTGGGCGCCGGCAACCCCTCAAGGAAGGGAACCCAATGGAGAACGAAGACCAGTCGAGTGACGGTCAGCAGGAAGAGCAGCCAGACATCGACGAGCAGCCCACCGAGGATGCCGACGACGACGAGGCTGGCGACGAGGGTGAGCAGGACGACGACGCGGGCTTCGATGGCCCGTTCGACGCGAAGCGAGCCCGACGCGCAATCGACAAGGCGCGCGCCGACCGCAAGCAGGCCGCGCAGCGCGCTACCGACGCCGAGAAGAGCGCGAAGGAGATGCAGCGAGAGAACCTGCAGCTCAAGGTCGCGATGAAGCTCGGCGTACCCGCATCGCTCGCATCGCGCCTCAACGGCGACGACTTCGACGCGATGGTCGAGGACGCATCAACGCTCCTCGACGAGCTCGGCATCGGCAAGCCCGAGACGCAGCAACCGAAGCCCCGACTTCGGGGCGGGGCACGCCCCAACCAGGACCCCGACCGCTCCGCGAAAGACATCGTCTCCGAAGCGCTCGGGCAGTAACCACAGGTTCGCCGCCTGGCGGCCTGAATTCTCACGAAAGAGAGGACCGCCATGGCGGCAAACGTTTGGCAGAAGGCACAGAAGTTCGCGGGCACCGCCCTCGATCTGCTGCGCCGCGAAGTGAAGCTCCCCGGCCTGTTCACGTGGAAGTTCACGAAGGCCGATTTCACCGGCGCGGCCGGTGACACGGTCATGGTGAAGCGACCCCCGGTGCTCGTCGCCCGTGACAAGGGGTGGCGCAACCAGGACGCGATCGTGGTCGACCGTCTCGTGCAGACGAAGATCCCCGTCGTGCTCGACCAGCACCCGTACTCGGCTGTCGCGATCGGCGCCGAAGAGCGCACGCTCGACGAGGTCGATTACGTGCGGGACGTGCAGAAGCCGCAGGTCGACGCGATGGTCGACTACTTCGAGCGCGCCATCGTGAAGCCCCTGCGTGGCGCAGACTTCACGATGGAGGTCGCCTACGACCCGGAGGGTACCGGCCGGGTCGCGGACGCCCGCAAGGTCGCGCTGCGTGCCCGGAAGCTGTTCCAGGACGCGCACGTGCCCACGAGCGGCCGCTACTGGCTGGTCGGCTCGTCGGTGGCCGAGTCGATCTCGTCGACGGACCAGCTGCTCGAGGTCGACAAGGCCGGAATCCCGGAGGCGCTGCGCGATGGCGTCGTTGGACGCCTCGCCGGCTTCACGATCATCGAGGTGGACGCGCTCGGCGAGGACGAGTCGTACTTCGTGCACTCGTCGGCGCTCGCGATCGCGGTCGTCGCCCCCACGCCGCCCATCTCGAACGTGAAGAGCGGAGCGGTCGCCGCGGGCAACGGTCTCGCGGTCACCCAGATCTGGGACTACGACGGTGACCACCTCACGGACCGTTCGGTCGTGCACGCCTTCGTCGGCGCCTCGCTCGTCACCGACCCGGAGGTCAACGAGGACGGCTCGCTCGTGCTCGGCAACAACGACGAGCCGCAGCTCGAGTTCCGTCGCGCCATCAAGGTGCAGTACGGGGCAGCCGAGGCCGCCGCGGCCGCCGATGCCGGCGCAGCGTCGACGTACACGCTCGCCGTGACGGGCTCGCCCACGGGCGGCACGTACACGCTCGAGGTCGACGGCACCGAGACGGAAGAGCTGCCCCACAACGCCACGAACGCTGTGATCGCTTCGGCGCTCAACGGCGTCGAGGGCGTCTCGGGCGCGCAGGTCTCGGGCACGAGCCCGAAGACGCTCACCTTCAGCGAGGGCGTCACCGTCGAGGTCGGCACGGTCTCCTTCGAGGGCGGCACCGACCCGAACGTGACGGTCACCGCCGCGTAGTAACCAGCAGGGGCACCCGGCCACGCTCGGGTGCCCCTGCTCACACCCCGGGAGGGTTCTCATGGCCGGTGCGCCACTCGCGGACCACGAACAGATCTCCGCATGGCTTGGCCTGTCCGCGCCGGCGCCGGGCTCACCCGAGTCCGAGAGGGCGGCCACCGTCGTGTCGGTCATCTCTGATCTCGCACGCGGCGAAGCCCGGCGACCGGACTGGACGCTCGAAACCGTGCCAGAACAGGTGTCGGCCATCGTGCTGATGGTGGCAGCGTCGGCGTACGTCAACCCGGACGGGAAGACGTCGGTCACGACGGAGGAAGTCACTCGTCGGTGGGAGCGCGGAGAGCTTTTCTCAGCGTCACAGATTGCGACACTGCGGGCGTGCCGGCCGGGGAGCTCGGGCGGCATCTCGACGATCCAGTACGGGCCGTCGTGGGAGACACGGAGCATCTGGGCGCCCACATCAAACGGAGGGCCGGTGCATCTCTATGACGGCCGCGGGTATTGACCTTCTGATGGGGCGCATCGAGGCGGAGAGCATGCTCACCGACCACTGCGTCATCACGCGCACGACCGACACCGAAGAGTTCAACGAGACCACGGGCCGCTACGAGCACGTCACCGTCACCGTCTACGAAGGCCCATGCTCCCTGCGGGAGCGCGGCCAGGACGTGCGCGAGGTGTTCGTCGCGGGTCAGGCGCAAGACGAGGGCAGCTTCCTGCTGAAGCTCCCCGTCGAGTCATCCACTGCCGTGCGCGGCAACGATGTCGCGCTCATCACGCTGTCGGAGTACGACCCGGACATGCAGGGGCGGACGTTTCGTGTGAAGGCGCATCGCGCGCTCACGCATTCCACGCTGCGCCGGCTGCCTGTTGAGGAGGTGACCCCGGGATGAGCATCGAGTTCGACTTCTCTGAGGTGGGGCACCTCGCCGCCAACCTCGACCGGGTGCCCGGCAGGGCCGCACCGAACGTGCGGAAGGCGGTCGAGGTCACGGCGCGCAAGGTCAAGGACGATGCGCGCGACAACACGAAGGGCATGAAGCAGCTTCGCGGCATTCCGCCCGCCATCGACTACGACATGCGCGCCGAGCGAGACTCGATCGGCGCCGACATCGGGTTCCGTCGCGACGTCGCACAGGGCGCGCTCGGCAACTTCATCGAGTACGGGTCGAAGTATTTCCCGGCCCGTGGCCCCCTCGCGCATGCGCTGCATGAGAACGAGGAAGACTTCGTGCGCGGCCTCGGTATCGCTATCGCCGACGCGATCGAGGATGCCCTGTGAGCTCGTTCGCCGAGATGCAGGCGTTCGCGGACCTCATCACTGACGTCGACGTGTACCTTTTCGAGGCGCCGGGCGAGGCGACCGAGTACGTACTGTTGCTCGGCGGCGCGACGTTCGACGTGCAGGAGCGACTCACGGGATCCCGTGGACCGCGAGACGTGACGGTAGTGGCGCATGCCATCGCGCCTCGTCCGCGCGAAGCACAGTGGGTCGCCGACCAAGTCGACGGCGCAGTACGCCCCGCAGGGGTCGGCGTCATCCCGCTCGTCGAGGGGCGCGAGTGCGACCCGATCCAACGCGACGCCGCGCTTGGCCCCGAGCGCGACGACACCGGAGCCCCGTACTGGGACGCGATCCAGGAGTACTCATTCCGATCGCGACCCGCCTAACCCCACCACAACACGAGCCCCCACCCCGGGGGCTTTTCTCATTTCAGGAGGAACCGTGAGCCATCACGACACCGTTGAACGGGTAAAGGTGGAGGGGCCAAACGGGCCGTTCCATGTGCACCCGGATCTCGTCAAGAAGTTCCCCGACCGCTACGTGCCGGTCGGGTCGAAGCGGCCGACACCGGCCTCGAGCACCGCCACCAGCGGCAAGAAGGAGGCCTAGTCATGGGCATCAACACTGGCCGCCCGGAGCGCGGCATCCGCGGGTCGGACCGCTATCTCATTCTCGCTGTCCCGGCTACAGCGATCGAGGACCCCTCAGCCATCACGGTGACCGAGCTCGAGGCCGAGACCGCGATCGATGTCACGTACTCCTTCACGAGCGACGGCTACAACCGCTCGCCCTCGGAGGAAACCGTCAACGACGACCGGCTCACGCTCGGCCAGTCACTGACGGAACGCGGACGCCGCACGGACACGCTGCAGACCACGATCGTCGCATCCGGCGAGGAATCGGTCGCCGACAACGCGTTCATCGAGGACGAGGAGTTCTACCACGTGCACCGCCCGTACGTGCCCCACGACGAGCCCCTCGCTGCGGGACAGGAGTACGACGCGATCCCGGTCCGCGTGGGCATGAAGGTCCGCAACATCCCTGTCGGCAACGCGATGCAGACGAAGACGATCACCTGGCATCACTTCGATCAGCCGATCGAGGGCAAGGCCCTCGTCGCGTAGTCATTCACTCTCCGGGCGGGGTCACCCCACCACGCCCCGCCCGGAGTCTCCTTCAGTGGTGGGGAACAGTGGTGGGGAGACTTCTCAATGTCCATTCTTGGAAACAAGCTCAAAACAGTCAGCCGTGCATTCAAGGACGTAACGGTGCTGCTCGACCGTGCGCGTCTCGCTGAACGCGAGGCGCTGATGAAAGCGGTGACGGACGCGCGCCGTTCCGTCCCCGAAGAAGCCGAAGAGATGCGGATGGGCGAGAACCCCGAGGCCGCTGTCGAAGAGGCCATGAAGGCGGTGCGCGAGTTCGAGGAAGAACTGCACGACTCGGTGCTCACGATCCGCGTGTTCGAGATGCCGTCCGCGCAGTGGCAGCAGATCCTCGCGAAGAACCCGCTCCCTGCGAAGGGTGAGCGGCTGCCCGAGGACAACGCGAACGGCTTCTCAGTGCTCGGTGCGGCGATCGACGCCGTCGAGGCCACGGGGCGCGTGGTCGACGGGGACACCGTCGACGAACCGTCCGCGGCCGAATGGCGCGAGTTCTGGGAGAACATCAACCGTGGCGACCTGATTCGGCTCGGGACGGCCGTCGTGTCACTCAATGAGGGCGACGGATCGCGCGCCATGTACGGGAGAGCAAAAAAAGCCTAGAGGCGTCAGCAGGCGCGCCCCTCCCAGGCCTGCACGCCGACGTCGGAGCGGCGATCGCGCTCGGCGTGTCGCCGTCGCGATTCTGGGGACGGGAACCGTCGTGGCGCCTCGAGCGCGACGAGGCCGGCTGGCGCATCGATCGTGAGCCCGAGTTCGACGACATGGATCGAGCGATGATCGTGGCCTATCGGGCGATCGAGGCGGAAACCACTGAGAACGGCTTCAAGCGATGGGAAGAATCGACGCCACTGGCAGACCCAGACAACCCGGAGGCGACGCACGAGTTCATTGCGCTCGAACCGCAAATCAACTTCGCGAACCGTGCCCGCGAGCGAGCGCACCGGCAGTGGCGGGAAGCGTACAAAGAGTCACCGGATCAGCTCGACGGCGTGTTCATCCCCGTCGTGAAACGGGACCTAACTGCCGTCGAATGAGTAGCCGAGGTCGCCGCAGAACTCCATGATCGCCAAGCCGTCGGATTCCACATTCGATGTGTCGATGGTCTCGTTGGCTGCGCCTTCGAAGAATATCGAGCCCAGCGTGTACATCGGCGCGTTGTACAACTCGAGGAGCGACACGAGTTCGTCGGACGCCTTCTCTTCGTTGCGCTGCATGTCGCCGATGAGAACGCGCAACTCGGATTGATCGATTCCGTTGCCTGATGGGTCGGCGGCAAGAGATTTCCAGATCGCCGCTGAAGTGACAAGCATCTCGCCGCCGATGTAGGCGTCGCACACCTCGAGGTCCTTCTCCGGGTCGCTGAAAGAGCCGGCCGAGTGATCCGTGTCCGTCGTGGCACATCCCGCCAGCGCGAGCAGCGCGACAGCTAGGGGGGCGATTCGTCGCATGCCCTGCATCCTAGGAGGTCTCGGTGGCTGACAAGAGCGTCAAGGTCTCGCTGATCGCGGACGTGCAGAACTATCTGCGCGGCATGGACGAGGCGTCGCGCAAGACGCGCGAGGCCGAGCGGGCAGCACAGGACACGTCGCGCGCGATGGCGTCGCAGACGCAGGCGATGCAGCAGGTCGGCCGGGGGGCGCTCGTCCTCGGCGGTCTCATCGCCGTCGGAGTGGGCGCCGCGGTGAAGGCGTACGCCGACTATGACCAGGCGATGTCGCAGGTGCAGGCGGCGACGGGTGAGACCGCCGGCAACATGGAGCTCCTGTCCGAGGCCGCGATCCAGGCAGGCATGGACACGGCCTATTCGGCGGTCGAAGCGGCCGACGGTATCGAGAACCTGGCGAAGGCGGGCGTCTCGACGGCCGACATCCTGGCGGGCGGCCTCACGGGCGCGCTCGACCTTGCCGCGGCGGGCAGCATATCCGTCGCATCGGCTGCGGAGACCGCGGCGTCGACCATGACGCAGTTCGGTCTTGCCGGCAGCGACGTGGCTCACATTGCCGACCTGCTTTCGTCGGCCGCGAACAACGCCCAGGGTGGCGTCTCAGACCTCTCGGGCGCGCTGAACCAGTCGGGTCTCGTCGCGGCGCAGATGGGCGCCTCGCTCGAAGAGACCGTCGGAACGCTCGCGGCCTTCGCGTCGGCTGGACTCATCGGCTCCGATGCGGGTACGTCGTTCCGGTCGATGCTGCTGCGCCTCGCGAACCCCACCGGCGAAGCCGCCACTCTCATGGAAGAGCTCGGCATCTCGGCATATGACGCGTCTGGCGAGTTCGTCGGCATGGCCAACCTCGCAGGCTCGCTGGAGGAGGCACTCGGCACCCTCACGGCAGAGCAGCGCAACGCGGCTCTGGCGACGATCTTCGGACAGGACGCGATCCGTGGCGCCAACATCCTCTACAACGAGGGCCGCGCGGGTATCGAGCAGTGGACCGAGACCGTTGACGACTCGGGTGCTGCAGCGGAGACCGCGGCGGCGCGCCTCGACAACCTGAATGGTGACCTGCAGATCCTCGGGGGCTCGTGGGACACGCTTCTGATCAAGATGGGCGCATCAGCGGATGGGCCGTTGCGGGGTCTCGTCCAGAACGCCACCGAAGCGGTCAATGCGTTTTCATCAATGGACCCTGCGATACAGGGGACCGTACTCGGGCTGGGCGCGATCACGGCGGGGGTGCTGCTGGTCGGCGGGACCATGCTGATTGCCATTCCGCAGATCGCGGCGTTTCGCACCGCGCTTGCGACGCTCGGTTTCACTGCCGACTCCGCCCGGGGGGCGCTTGGTCGCCTTTCGGCTCGAGCCGGCGGCGCATTTGTTCTGGCCGGTCAGGCTGCATTTGCAGCAGCGCCGCTCATCGGCGTCGTCGTTGATCGTCTCGTCGCGGCTTCGAACGCTGCGGCGCGTGCGCAGGAGGCATTTACGGCTGCGGCTGGCGCGAGCGATGTGCTTGCGGCGTCGCATCAGAAGTGGGCCGACACTCAGGGCGACAACTTCTTCGGCCTGTTCGCCGGCGCGGATCAGGATGCCGAGTCAATCGCGCGGCTGGTCGGTGGGCTTGACGATGCGGCTGCCGCAGCAGCTGCCTACTACGACGTGCAGAACCGCGGCTCGTGGGACACGTGGAACGCGGACCTCAACGAGCAGATATCGATGCTCAACCAGCTCGGGAAGAACCTTGCCGAGCTGGCCGAGTACGACAGTCCTGCCGCCGCGCAAGCGTTCCAGCTCATGGCGGAGAGTCTTCATGGTGGGGATGAGGCGCTCGTCAACCTGCTCGATTCCATGCCTGTGTACCGGGCGCAGCTCGCAGAGCAGGCCGATGGCCTGGGGATCGTTGAGGGCGAGGCGGACACCTACGAGGAGTCTCTCGCGCTTGCGCAGATGGCACTCGAGGAAGCGAACACTGCCGGAGAGAACTTCGCGGACGCACTGTCGGAACAGTCCGCGGCGGCGGATGACACGTCGGGGGCGATTGAGTCGCTCGCAGATGCGCTTCGTGACTACAACTCGGTGCTGTACGACTCGATCAATGCCGAGATGGACTACTACGCGGCGGTAGACGCCGCGACGGCCGCGATTGAGGCGAACGGGCAGTCGCTCGACCTGACGACCGAGGCCGGACGCGCCAACATGGCGGCGCTCTTGGATCTCGGGCAGTCGTCGCGTGACTACGCGGCCCAGGTCTACGAGACCACGGGCAGCGTCGAAGACATGACCGCTGCATTGCAGAACGGTTGGCAGCAGGTCTACGACACTGCGATCGCGATGGGTGAATCCCACGACGATGCCGTCCAATACGCCGACGACCTCAACGGCATCCCGGAAGAGATCGCAACAGAGATCATCGCGAACACCCAGCCTGCCCAGGATGCGGTTGACAGTTGGATCGAGAACAACAACGGCCGTTGGATCCGTGTATATGCATACACGGAGTGGGTGACGCCGAGCACACCGGATGGTGAAGTGCCTCGTCGCGCGGCTGGTGGCGCCATCTGGGGTGCGGGCCCGAAGGGCGTCGACTCGGTGCCCGCTGTCCTCGCACCCGGCGAGCACGTGCTGACGGCGCAAGAGGTCGACCTGATGGGCGGCCAGGGTGCCGTGTACGCGTGGCGCGCCGCGATGCGCGCCGGTGTTCCCGCGTTCGCGCAGGGCGGCGCCGTCGGCCCGCAGTACCCGGTCATCACGAACCAGTACGGGCGCGGTGACGTGACTGTGACGGTGCCCATCGACGCCCGCGGCATGCCGTCCGTAGACGCGATCGCGACGCGCGCTGCGCACAAGGTCGCGGATGTCTTTCGCTCGTCGTAGAGGAGGCCGTGGTGCCAGATAGTGACGTGCTCGTGAGAATCGGCGGTCTCGAGTTTTCCGGGCAAGGAACGCACAGGACGCGCACGGGATTCTTCATCCGCGACCAGGGGCTCACTGGATGGCACGACGGAGTTTCGTTCCGGTCGGACCGTACGGGCCTTCTCGCTCGGCCCGGCACGCTGGTGGGGAACGTGCAGCCGGAGGGCCGGGTGATACCGCTCGCCGGGCCGGCGATTGCTTCCTCACAGCCGGAGCTGCTCGCGATGCGAGATCAGTTCCGAGAGCTCTTCCGTACAGGAACGGAGCGCATCGAGGTTCAGCATTCCGGGCGCACCGAGTGGTGTGATGTCGAGCGCCTCGAGCAGCCCGAGTTCTCGCCGCTGTACTACCTGAATCGGGCGAACTACCGGCTCGCGATGTACGCCCCCGACCCATTCATCTTCGGTACGGCGCGCCGCTACACGGGCACGGGACAGTCGCTGGCGGTGTCGCATCGTGGCTCGTGGGATGCGGCCCCGACGGTCACGGTGCGCGCTGCGACTGCGATGACGTCTGGTTACGGTCTGCGGCTCCTTGATGGGTCGGAGACGCGCGGCTTCTTGCGGGTCAATTCGGCCGGCGCGGGGGTGCGGCATGTGATCCGCCCGGACCTGATGGAGGTCCGCACCACGTCGGGCGCTCTCCTCATCGGTGCGTTGCATTCGGGTGAGCCCTGGTCCGTGCCGCCGAACGGTGAGTTCACGGTGCGGGTCGAACCAGTCACGGGGACCGGCGTCGTCGAGTCCATGCAGATCGTCGACACCTACCTCTAGGAGGCCGTATGTGGTCGTGGTGGCTGGTGGAGACACATTCCGGGAAGCGTCGCGTGCCGGTGGAGGTGATGGCACCGTCATGGGGCCGTCAGTACAACGGCAAGCCGCGCTCGTCGGCGACGATCTCGACGGAGCGGTGGACGGCGGAAGATGCTCGTGACCTGCTCGAGCCGTTCTACGTGTCGCTGGTGCCGCATTGGGATGGACAGCCGGTGTGCTACGCGCCGGTCGTGAAGACATCGAAAGCCGGCGCGGATCTCGTGCAACTCGACTGCGAGGACATCCTGACGCTGGCCGATGACCGGTTCACGCACTTCGTGCAGGACTACGGGCAGGCGCCGTTCACGATCACGAACCGCTCACCCACGGGTGCGCTACTTCGGGTTATCCGGCACGCGGTCTCTGGGTACGCGGACCCGCGCCGGAACCTGCCGCTGAGCGGTGGCGGCACCGAAACATCTGGGTCGGTGTCGAGATCGATCCCGCAGCACGAGCTGCAGACCATCGGATCGATCATCCGCGAGCTGCAGGACAGCGAGGGCGCGCCCTCGGTCGAGCTGCAGCCGATTCTCGAGGCCGACGGCTCGATCGGCCTGCGCCCCACATTCGGACCACAGCCGATCGCTTCGGTGGTGGCCGAGTACATAGTGCCGGCGGGCCGTGAGGTCGTGTCGTGGTCGTGGCAGATCGACGCGGTGAAGCAGATCACGGGTGTCGTGGTGGCCGGCGAGGGGTCGGGACAGGACATGCTCACCGGCCGTCTCGCGCACGTCTCACCGTCCTATCGGGGCCCGTACCGGCACACGACTATCCCGATGAAGCTCGTGTCGAATCAGGCGCAGCTGAACCAGCACGCCCGCGCCTATCGGGACGCGCACGACAAGCCGACGACGCAGTTCTCGCTCACGGTGCGCATCGGGCAGATCACTCCGACCGTGCGACTGGGGAGCGTGATCCGGGTGTACCCCATCGGCGAGAAGCTGCTCGAGCAGCGCTGGTACCAGTGCGTGGTCATCGGCGTCTCAGGTGACGGCACGAAGAACGTCCATCTGGAACTGCAGGAGGCGCGATGAGGCTCGACAATCTTGACGATTTCCGAGCCGCGATCCTCGAGATCGCGGCTCGCCTGCAGGCGCTCGAGCACGGCACGCCGCAGAACCACATGACCGTCACGGGCGACATCACAATGCGTGACGGCGGGACGATGCACGCGGGGGCCTATGTGGTCGACTCGTCGGGCATCGTGATGCCGTATCAGGGGGGCAAGAGATCGGTGGAGTCCGTCGCGGACTCCCTGTCGACACGGATCGAGAACACCGCGGAGGTGGCGTGGTCGGCGTATGACGGCGCCGCGTACGCGCAGACGCGCGCGACGCAGGGCATCAACGCGGCGGCGGCGGCGCAGTCGACCGCGAACGGGGCGGCGTCCGCGGCCGCGTCCGCGAACCAAAACGCGACGAACGCGTGGAACCGCGCCGGCACGGCGATATCGAACGCTGCCACGGCGCAGTCAACCGCGAACAGTGCCGCGTCGGCGGCGAGCACCGCGCAGAGCGGCGTCAACAACCTGACCAACCGGGTGAACGAGCTTCGTGCGGAACTCAACCGGCTGATCGTGTGGGCGCGCGGTGGCGGCTACCCAGGCACCACCGTGCCGTGATCCGAAAGGCAGACGCATGGCTCTCTGGCATGGCACGGTGCAGCAACTCACGGGGGCGGCGCTCCCCTCGAACCGGCGCCCGCTGGTGCGGTTCCGCCCGTCGGGGCCGGCATCGATCTCGTCCGGGCTGCTCACGACTGCGGTCGTCGAGGTCGAGCCCGCAACCGACGGCTCATTCGAAGTCGAGCTCGCGGACTTCACGTCGGCGCGGCCGGCCGTGTGGCTGACGGTCGAGGTCGCGTGGTTCGACGAGGTAACGACCGCGGACGGCAAACGCCGCATGGTCGGCGTCGATGTGATGCCGTGGCGATTCATCCCAGCCGCGTGGGGCGGAGACATCGGCGACGCGATCGACGCGTCTCCGGCGGCATGGGACGTGTGGGTGTGGCCGACGCCGCACGCGAATCGGAACCGACTCTGGCTCGATACCACGAATGGCCGACTGAAGAGATGGGTGTGACATGGCTTGGGTAACGATCGCCGACCTGAAAGGGCTCGGTTTCGCGAATCCGCGCATCGTCAATGACGCACTCGTGGTCGACCTGATGGACGGGAACACGCTGCAGCAGGCGGGCGCCGTCGTCGGCGATGTCCGTGGCCGTCAGGGCGACCGCGGAATTCAGGGCATCCAGGGCATCCAGGGCGTGAAGGGCGACCGGGGGTTCAAGGGTCTCGGCCTCGCGAACGCGCGCGTCGAGGGTGACCTGCTCGTCATCGACGTCATGGATGGCGACACGAAGACGGGCGAGCTCACCGCCGGGAACGTGCGCGGCCCGCAAGGTCTGAAGGGCGACAAGGGCGACAAGGGCGACACGGGCTCGGCGTCGGTCGCGATCAACGACGACCAGACGGGCACGGAGACGACCTGGTCGTCGTCAAAGATCGGCGCCACGGTGCAGACGGCGAACACGACGCTGGGGCAGCAGATCTCGACGTTGCTGGCGCAGAAGGCGGCGCTGCAGCACAAGCACACCGCCGCTGACCTCGACTCGGGCGTGCTCGACCCGGCCCGAATCCCGGCCGCCACGGCATCCGCTCGTGGTGGCCTGCCCATCGCGACGGAGGGCGAGGCGAGGGCGGGCACGGTCAACACGAAGGGCATGACGCCGCTCACGGTGAAGCAGGCGATCGATGCGCTCGTGCCCGCCCCGCCGGTGGCGTCAGAGACGGTCGCGGGTGTCTCCCAGCGCGCAACCCCGGCGCAGGTGCTAGCGGGCGCGGACGCGGCCCGGCATGTGGTGCCGGCGACGCTGGCCGGGGCTCTGGCGCCGATTCGCGTCGACGCTGGTGACGCGCCGATGCTCTGGCATGACTTCGCGGGCAACACGACGCCCCCGAACGCGGTGCAGTCGGGCCAGTCGCTCGGGTATCTCCCCGTCGGCGGCAACCTGTCCGGCGCGGGAGCGTTCACCGTCGCGGACGGGATGCTCGACCTCGCTACGCCGCCGCTTGGCGGTGGGGCGCAGTGGGGATACGTCGAGGCGGACCTCGGCGCGCCCGTGCAACGGCAGGGGGTCGAGTTCGTGTGGGACACGCGAAACGGCACGCTCACCGACCCGGGCATGGCCGCGCTGATCCCGTGGAACCAGCCTGGGATCGTGGCCGGCGGTAACGGGCAGACGACTGGCCTGCATCTCATCTTCTACTCGTCCGGCACGGTGCTCGCGCAGTACCGGCCCACGACCGGCGCCGCGATGACGACGATGGCGACCTGGTCGATCCCGGCCATGTCCACCGATGCGTCGAGTGTTCACCGGGTCGAGTGGTGGCGGTCGGGTGACGAGGTCATCATCTCGGTCGACGGCCGCGACCTGATCCTGAAGAACGCGAACCTGCGTGCCGGCCCGGGTGAGTCGTTCGCCTGCTGGGAGCCGTACCCGGAGTCCGGCCGTGCCCGGTTCCGGATGCGACGCATCTGGGCTGATGGCGGGCGGGATGTGCCCGGGGCGCGTCGGTTCGGTCAGCGTCGCTCGGAGGCGCTCTCGAAGCCGGTGTGGCGTCGTGTCCCCGGGACTGGGGCGGAGATTTCCGGCACCGCGAACTATGTGGGCTTGCCGAACGCGACGCTCCAAACGTCCGCTGGCGACAGTGGGCGTCTCCTGGTCACGACGCGCTGCTTCATCAAGCGCGGCTCAGCCTCTGGCATGGGCCGTATGCGGGTGGCGTGGACAGCGGACACCGTGAACTGGAATGCGGGCCCTGCCGTCCACCTGTCAGCGGCGGCGGACACGAACGGGTCCACACACACGCCGACGTTCATCGTCGACGGGCTTCCGCCGCTCGTGCCGGTGATTCTGCGGGTCGAGGTGTCAGACCAGGCCGGCATCACGACCTGGGTGATGGGTGACCCGGGGTCGGCGAGGGACTTGCTCATCACGGCCGCCCCGATTGGTTGACGACTTCATCCCTGAGGAGGGCTCCATGGCTGAACTGCCGGCCAACCTGAAGTACTCGACGGTCGTCGGGAACGTGCTCGCCGTGGCCCCTGACGGGGATGACGTGGGCACGCTCCCGGACGCGGAGGTGCTGCATGGCGTGACGGTGACGCTCGACCCGGTGAGGTCTGTGTGGGCGCCGGACACGGAGTCGAACACGCTGCTGTTGCTTAGGTCCTACACGCTCACCTCGGGCATGGACGGCACCCTCACCAACGCGCACACGGGGCTTCCGGGCGTGCAGGTGGTGTCCTCGGAGGAACTGGGCGGCATCCCATACCGAGTCACGGTCAACGCGAAAGAGAACGGCGTACCGAAGTGGTCCGGTTACCTGCATGCGCCGGCCGGGGAGACGGTCGACATCACGGATGCCGTGGTGGATGCGCCGGGCGGCACGTCGCTGCCGGAGTGGGTGAAGCTCCGCAATGAGACCGCCGCGCTCATCAAGACGATCCCTACCAAGGCCACCGAGGCGGTGGACGCGGCGGTCGTCGCGTGGACGGCGAGCCTTACCGGGACGGCGACACGCACGATCGGGGCGTCGGCGGGCACGGTGTCGCTCGAGAAGGTCGGCACGCGCGTCATCGCCGCGGTCACGGGCCTGACGAAAGCGGGCACGGTCGAGCACGTCGCCACCCTCCCGGCCGCATTCCAGCCCGCGCACACGCAGGGGCACGGGTGGCTTGCCGACGGCGCGGGCGCGTGGTGGCCGGCGCACGTCACCTCGACGCAGCTCATCGTGCTCGGCCCGCCACCCGCGGGCACGGTCTTGACCGGTTCTCTGACCTGGAAGGCGGCATCGTGA